CCGCCTTCGTCCGACACCTTGCCGAACTGACCATCGGCCCTAGGCTTGCCGCCGCCGATGTTGTCATCGTGACCCAGAACCTGAACGTTCTGGAGCCCCAAGGTCACTCCCCTGTTCGCCTTGACTTTGAACCAGTAGGGGGAGCATGAGACACGCGCCCACCTACCGCTGTAGACCTCATTCCGCGCCTCATCGACGGACATCTCAAGCCCGTTGGGATGCACGAACGTGGGCCGATACTTGCTGGACATACGCAACATCGTCCAACCGGCGAACTCTTCACCGGCGCCCTTGCCGCCAGCCGGTGGGTTACACGGGTCCAGAAACCGCTGGTTCACGGCCTTCAGTGCCGCATCCTTGTCGTTGTCCAACTCCTTCATCGCGATGGGCAGCATCGCCTTCTTGAGCGGCTTGAGATCGGCATCAGCCGGGATCAGCAACGAGCATTGAAACCGGACTTGACCGGAGTCGTTCTCGCTGCCATCTACGCAGAAGTTGGCGTAGGAAAGCCGACCTTGAGGCGTCACGAAATTACCTTCACCAAGGTCGATGGTCTTCGACAGATCGATAGCCATGATTATATAATCCTCTTCATAGCTTTATGCGGCTGGTCCGAATTGACCAGTTGCGCTTACCTTCGCGGCTTCGCGAGGGTCACTTGATGGGACCAGCGTCACACCGGTTGACTTGCTTTCGATGTGATCTCGGAGTGGTCCCATGTTCTTCTTGCCGACTAGTTTCTCAATCTGAGCCGGCGATTTCATTTTGCTGGTGTAGATGTCACCAGTTGCCAGTCCCGTCTCGGAAACGATGACTGTTTCCGCGTCGTTCTCATCCACCCATTTACGAGTGGCCCTTGTCGGCACCAGCTTGGTCCCTGGCGGTGCGTTGCCGGCTTCGGCTTGCTTCTGGGCGTAGTCCTGAACGCTCTTGCACCAGTCGAGGATCACCGGGATGCGGTCAAGCACCAGTTCGGATAGTCGCTCACCTTCGATGTCCTCTACGGACCCAAATTGACTTTCGGCGATGGCAGATGCGTTAGCTTCGGCGGCAGGGCATGTCGGCTTCGCTTTGCAAAACTTACAATGCCCGCCAGCGCGGCGTGGCGCATCGTCCGGTCTAGTAGCTTCCGCCGCCGTGGCGAACTCTAGAACATAATCTTCGGCGTCCTCGCGGCTGATTGACCACTCGCGGATGGGACCATCAGGGTGCGACGCACGGGGTTGGATGATCACCACTGTCAGACTATCCCAGGCGTGATTGTGATATTTCCGCGCCGCACCCAGTCCGTAGCAGAGACCTTGAACATTATCGACGGCGTCAACCGCAACGCCTTTGCCGTACTTGAAGTCAACGGCGTAGAGTTTCTTGTCCTTGGTCACCGCAACAAAATCCGATGTACCCTTCTCGGTCTTGCCGATGAACGGCAACGGCAACCGCTCCTCGACACCGTAGACCGTGGCGTCTTGGATCAGGTCACGGCAATAGTTGACGTACATCTCAGCGGCGTCAGCCATCTCTTGATCCACTTTAAACATCGATGACCTTGCCGATCATGTCCTGGGGGTCAATGCCATCCTTCAAGCACTCCTCACACAGCTTGTGCGCGGCGGTGCCTTCAGCGGCGTAGACGCTGGTTTCCTCATGGATGCCACGTTCGGCGTTCGCACTGCCGGGACAGGCAATACGCCGTGCGAAGCTGGATGGTCCGTTCAGAGAGTGCTCACTCATCGGCGTCTGCCTCAAGAACGTCCCTCATGTCGTTGACCAGCGACCACACAAGTGGCTCCTTGACCAGAGACACCTTCACTCTGTCGAATGGTTCGCCCTGCCTATCCAGGGTCTCCCTCATCGCTACTGTCGCATTGGCGATGCCCTTGGCGCCGTGCTTCTTCTCGATCTCCTTGAGAAGCGCACGAACCTGATCGTGACCGCTCGGCTCGGCCTTGGCCTCTGCGCGAAGGTTCTCGGCCTCGATCTCTGCCTTGGTGCGACGCCGCCGCTTTGGTTTCGCCGGCGTTTGATCCACGGCTGGTGCGCTGGGCGGCTCAACCTCAACCGGTGCGACCGTAGGCTCAACCTCAACCTCAACCGGTGCTTGCTCCAAGGCTCGGTGATGATGGCGAAAAGCACTCATGTCTCGCAGCACATCCAGCGCCGTCTCGCCGGTGATGGTGATCGAAATCATAGTCCTAACTCCTTGATTGTTGCAGTCTTGCGGCGCACGGCCTTGATGATGTCCTCATCGAGAGAGCCGGCTGTCGCAGCGTAGTAGACCAGACAGCTATGTTCCTGTCCGATCCGGTGTATCCTCTTCGCCGCCTGTTGGTTCTCAGCCGGCACCCAGGACGGCTCGACAATCACGCATACCCTCGCCTTGGTGAGCGTGATGCCGACGCCAGCCGCCACGATGTTGCCGATGAAGTAGTCGGCTTTGCCATCCTGAAAATCCTTAACCGCCCATTCTCGCGCCTCTGGCGTAGATGAACCGGTCAACGTCACGCTGTTCGGCAACTGCCGATGCAGCATGTCGATGACATCCTTGTGGTGCGCGAACACCACCATGGGGCCGTGGCTGTCAAAGTTGTCCTTGAGCCAACTCACCACACCGTCAACCTTGGCGATGCCCAACAACCGACGAAGCGTGGCAACGTGACCGGCAAGTTTCTTCAACTCACCCATCGGATCGTCACTACTCAAAGCCACCTTGATCAGGTTGGCGGCGGTGACCATTTCGGTGGTCTCCGCCACTATCGACAACTGACCCGTCACCGGCAGCATATGATGGCGAACAGGCGGCAGATCAGTCAGGACATCCTTGCCCTTGCGCCGCAAACACCGTTCACGCAGATGCTCACGCAAATGTTTCAAATTCTTACCGCCCGTGATCACTTGCCCGAAACCGTTGTTCCTCGTAGTGCAATAGCGGCTCACGAAACTCCAGTACGACATCGGCTTGCCGTTCTTGCCGGCGATGGCGTCGGGGAAAAGAGCGTGAAGCATAGGCCAGAGTTCAGATGGGTTGTTCGGCATCGGTGTGCCGGTCAGTAGCCACACACGTTCGCAACTGTCGGCTATCTTGCCGGTGGCGAGGATCGCCTTCGTTCTTTTGGCGTTCCGGTTCTTGATGTAGTGCGCCTCATCAAGGACGATCAAATCGAAACCCATGGCGCTCAAGTCGTCATGGTGTTTCGCCGCCATGTCGTAGGAGAGGGCGCCGGACTTTATTTGGTGTCCATCTACACTGTGGCAACCATCGGCTTTCTCGATCTCGCTGTGCCAGACTGGGATGACCGATGCGGGGCAAACGACCAGCACGTTCTCGACGCCGGGTATCTCGCGCCATGCGGTGATCGCCTGGACGGTCTTGCCTAGACCGGGTTCGTCCCACAAACACGCGACACGCCGGTCACGAAGAAAGACCTTGCCGACTGTCTGATACGGATACAGTTCCATCATCGTCATTCTCTCCTTCATTTTGCGCTATCCACCAGTGGATCAGCGCCAGTGCATCAGCCTCATTGTCGTCAGCCGGGGAGAACCCGCGACTGACCGCCTCTGCCATCATTTTCTCTTTGTTCGCATTGCCTTTCCCGGTCCAGAATTTCTTGATCGTACCGACAGGCACACCCTGGTAGGGAATATCATGCTCTTCACACCACGCCGTCAGAGTGGCGAGGAAGCCGCCGTAGGCGTGAGCGGCGGCAGTGCCGGCATGTCTCGCCACTTCCTCGAACACGATCTCACTAACGCCGCTCTTGTATTGTTCGTCGAGGAAGCGAGAGAAGCGAAGGTAACGCATCCCGCCGCCCTCGAACCTCTTGGCCTTGAACGAGATCGTGCCACCCATGATAAAGCCGCCACCGGTGCGGACAACAGCCCAGCCGGTTGTCGTACCTAGATCAAGAGCAAGAGTGGTCATTTTGAGGCTAATGAGCATGGTGCCTTCTCGATGACCTCTTCAGCCAGCCGCCCAGGCTTCGTCGGCCTCTCGATCTTGGTCGTTGACTTGCCATCGGATGTCCATGCTGTGATCATGTCACTCTCTTTCATTGATCGATCTCTCCCCAGCTTGTCATCCAGGCGATGCACTCACTCTTTGTGTCGAACCAGTCTTGAGTGCCGTCGCCGAGATACTGCGCCCACCATGTGGGCTTGAATGGGGTCATTGTACCGCACATGTCGTCAGGCGTTGCGATGTATCCCCAATCGAAGTCCGTATATTGATTCTTCATATCCATCATCTCCATCATTTCATTGAAGCGCCTTCATCGCGTCGAATCCAGCCATGTACTCGTAGACCTTCCGGGCCGTGATCAGTGTCACGGATCGACCATTGCGTAGGTGATTCACGAACGCCGGGTTGCTCATCACCGTCGCGCCGAAGGTCGTCGGCGCCACATCGTGACGCCTCAGAAAACCTTCGATGTCCGCAAGGAACTCTCGGGTGGTTGGAATCTCGACCATGCCCTTTCCTAATCGGCAATGCCGGGGGTGTCAAGCACTTTCTTCGCTCTTGACAATCTTTTTCATGCCGCCTATTGGTGGACCTGTCAAAAAGAAACCGCCGCTGGCCGGGAAGCCAGCGGCGGGATCGTCTACCCAACCAAGGAACGTGCGCGTAGGAGATTTGAACATACCACAACTGCCAACAGTTGACAACACTTTATTACTCCGTCGCACACTGGCGCTTACCGCCCATGGATTCTGGATATTCCCTGTTAGATAC